TTTCATGTTCCCAATGTTTGACGCCTCAACGAAATCGCCTAAGTCTGGACTGTCGGTAACGGCGGAACGGGCGATTGATGGAAACCCATTCTCCTTGTGTTCTACCGCTGTCGCAGAACTCGGGAATGGAGTCTATCGCATTAATCTGTCCGCAAGCGACATGAACGGCGACAAGATCATGTTCCGGTTTACAGCGACCGGTGCAGATGATCAGTTGATTGAAGTCTTTACCCAAGGGTAAGGGGGCAAAATGGACAAGATGAGCGGGTCTGAGCTTTACGATTACATCGTTAGAACTTTTAAGCGCACAGACAAATCAGCGGAAGTTTACGACGCCATTACAGACACGCTTATGGATATGTGTGAAGAATTCGGCTTTGAGGAAAACAAGGTGGAGGCGTATACGACGGCAGGAATCTCCGCGTTGGGCGATTACAAGATCGACCTGCCTGACGATTTCGGTCATCTAATTGGTGATGTTCGATGGACCGACCAGGACGATTCCTACACGTTGACGAAACTCTCTAAGCAAGAATTTAACGAGAAGTTCCCCGAGCAAGAATGTGACGATCCGGACGACGGGGAGCCGACGCATTATTGTGTTTTCGGTAAACAGATTTTACTTGGTCCCGTCCCCGACAGAACGACATATGAATACCAGATTGATTACGCCAAGTTCCTCCCGGACGCGGTGACTAGCGTTTCAAGTGACGTGATGTTTACCGACAACGCGCGGGAGTGCGTAAAGTTTGGCGCGTTGGCGCGCCTTCATGAGGTCATGGAGGAATTTGACAAAGCGTCTTTCTATTCACAGAAATACGACGTGGAACTTGCGGAATTCGTTGGGCGAGAGAAGAAGAATACGCGGGCGATCTTCGCCATGAAGGAAATGAAATAACAATGGCCATAAAGCTAAACATCCCGCTCCCATCAAAGGGCCTCGTTGTTGACAGGCCTTCCGAGTTTGTTGATGAGCGGTCGGCGTATAACATCCGAAACATGGAGTTCAACCGGAACATCATTCGGAAGCGGGCCGGGAGTTCGCTCCTTGGGGCCTCTCTTGAGGAGCGTGTGATGCGGTTGTTTGAGCTACAGGTAGGATCAGAGACACGGCTTATCCGTGTGGGATTAACGAAAACCGAGGACCTGACAAAATCTACCAGTACATGGAACGACATATCGAGCGCGCCATTGACTGGGACTCTTGATGACGCGGTGAGTGTTTCCTATCCGTTATTGTCGGCTGAAAAGATTGCAGTCTTCACAAACGGCATTGACCCGATTCGGAAAGTCGGCATTACCGGGGACGACGCGGCTCTTGGCGGAACCCCACCAATCGCAAAGTTCGTCCGAGCGTTTGGGCCTTATCTTGTGATTGCCTACGTAACGGACGGCGGGGATACGTATTACAGCAGGGTCCAGTGGTCGGATACGGACAGTTGCGAGACGTGGAGCGGTGGAAACGCTGGGAGCGTCAATCTTCTGGAAGACCCGGACGATATTACAGGGATGGGAGTCTTTGGGAACTTCTTGACGGTCCACAAGGCGACGTCCATTTATCTTGGCCAGTTGGTAACAACATCGGACGTTTTCAGGTTTGACAGGAAATCAACTGGCGTTGGATGCGTAGCAGAGGCGACGATTCAGAACATTCCGAGCGGTGAGCAGATATTTTTAGGCTCCGACGGAATACATCTTTTCAATGGGATTACGGCCCCACTCATAGATTCACCGATTCAAGATGAGCTTCGGGAGACGATAAACCCCGGCGCGGTGAAACGGTCAAATTCAGTCTTTGTGGAAGAACTTGACGAGTATTGGCTGGCGGTCCCGATCGGCTCAGATTCTGACCCCAGCACGATCTACAAATATAACTGGCGGACACAGCAGATTTACCGTGACGATCGACCGAATTGTACGGCTATGTCTCTCTACCTAAACACGACGGCAGTAACGTGGGATTCGGCGGTTGGGACGTGGGACAGCCAGACAAAGCGGTGGGACTCGAATGACGCGCTGGCCCTTAACAAGGTCATTGTGTTTGGAAATTCCGCCGGGGTGACACATCGAAGAGAATCAGGCGCAACGACGGACGGGACGGCGGCAATTGATTCTCTCTGGGAGACGAAATCATTTACCGCGACAGACTTCGGGATTCCTGACATTGACAGGATGATGCGGTGGAAGGGCCTAGAGTTGTGGGCGTTGGGATCGACGGTTACAGTGGCGTATTCGATCGACAACGGTGAATCATGGACGACGGCGGCAACATTGACCCTTGCGAGCTACTACCCGACGGATAGCGCGCCGCTAAACGTCTATTTCGATGTTGTGTCTTCGTCAATCCGCTTTAGGTTCACCAATTCAGTAGACAACGAAACTTTCACGATCAAGAAATATCAGATCGAGGCGACGCCACGGGAGGCCAGGAAATGACGAAGTTTTCAGAACCCAACTTCCCGGCGTTGTTTACGGAGCAGTTCGACAAGTTGCGGACGTTTGACAAAGAATTGATCACGGCCTTAAGTAATTGGTCGATGGTTCTAAAGTCAATCCTCGACGGTGGAATCTCAATTAAGGACAACGTGGACGCCTCTCAGGTTTCGGTTGTGTCCCACGCGACGCCGGGGACGGAATTCAGCATCGCCCACGGCCTTGGGAAAATACCAGAAGGGTATATCGTCACAGGACAAGACGGTGCGGGGAGCGTATATGACGGTTCCACCGCGAACAGCAAAACGACTTTATATTTAAAATCGGACGTGGCGTCTAAGACGTTTCGGCTTTTGGTGTTCTAGGATGACGCCCCTTGCCGACAGTTCTAAGAAAGTCGGAAAAATGGTGGCGCGAATGATCCGCTATGTTCGTCAATTCAAGATTACCTATTCGGTTGTCATCTCTAATCCCATTGATATGGTGAACCATTTCACCCTTGACCAAATATCGTCCAAGGCGGTTCTCCATTACAAGAATATGCTCAAAAACATAGTGGCCGTTTTTCGTCGCCCTTGGATGTCCGACACACCGAAGACGAATATAACCCTCGTGGACGACTCGGCCAGTTTTAACTTTGGCCTCGGAAATTTCTTGGCGGGTGGCCTCACTCATCTTTCTCCCTTTATTCCACGCTTTCATTACGCCTTTTGTTCCCTTATTCCAAGGCGGTCTTCCAGTGGAAAGAGAAATCAATTTTGCCTTAACGTGGGGAAGCATTGGCTTGCCCTTGTTCCACGTCGGATGTCCAGCCTTAAATCTGCCTTTCTCCGAGCCATCCGGCGAAAAACCTTTTTTCCCTTTATTCCATGGAACGTGCCCGGCTGGAAAATGAGTGCGTCCTGTATTCAATTGTTTTCCCATACTAGGAGGATAGCATATGTCAGTTTGGAATACTAGCACACCAGCGGGGTCAGATTTGCTTTCACAGGGCGACGACAAAATCCGCGAGATGAAGGTTGCGATTCAGGAGGCCCTCCGCGCCGGAGAGGTTGCGGGGGACAACATCGAAGGAGTCGAGGCCATTTTCCCTGGTGCGTCACCCTCGACGGCTCCCGTTTACCGTTACCGTGGGCTGAAAGACACCACAGGCAATCGCCCAACGGCTGGCCAGTACGGACTTTTCTTCGACACGACGAGGAATGTTTTACAGCGGGACAACGGGACCAGCTGGGATGATGTCGGCGCGGTTATACCGTCCGGCACAAAGATGGTTTTTTACCAGGCGTCAGCACCGGTCGGATGGACGGCGGTAGCTCTGAATGACAAATTCCTCCGCGTTGTAACGGCCGGCGGGACCGGAGGGTCAACGGGGGGGACGGTGGCGGCTTCAACATCCCTTGCGCACACTCACATAGTAGCGAGCCACACGCACACCGGGCCAAGCCACACGCATACTATTTCAAATGATGGCTCACATTCGCACTCTGTTACGCTTTACGCCGGGGATCAAATAAACCTTGGTTCTGGTTATCTATCAACAGGATTTACAGATTCAGCTGGTGACCACGCTCACGGAGGAGCAACAGGATCATCCGGGACTGGTGCCACTGGTGCGGCTTCGCCGGCTACAGACTCACAGCTCGGGGCCTTCGCATACGCCGACATTATTATTTGTTCAAAGGACTGATAGTGTCTTTTTGCCCCTTCATCGGCAAGAAATGCGTTGAGAGCAAATGCCGATTCTGGACCCATTTATTAGGGAAGAACCCACAGGGGGACGGGGTGGTTGACAAGTTCGGGTGCGCGATAGAGTTCCTCCCGATCCTTTTGGTGGAAAACGCGCAGATGATACGCCAAACGGCGGCTTCGACGGATAAAGTAGCAAATCAGGTGCAGAAAAGCAGGGCGGAATTTATCGGAGCATTATCTACAGACGCACAAAAACGGCTCTTGGACGCCGATCCTCATGTACCACAAATCGGTAGGACAGGAGAATAATTTATGCTCCCAATAGTCGGAGCTTTAGCGGCTGGTGCGGCCTCAGGTGTCGTTGGCAAGTTGTTGAGCGGTAAAAATAAACAAGAACAGGTTCCTCTCGAAACCCCAGAGCAAGCGGCGGCCCGCCGGAAATTAATGGGTTTTGCGGACACGGGAAAGTTTGGCGATTTTACGGCCGGGGCAGAAGTCCCGCTCGGTTACGGCGACTACAACATGACCGGGATCGAGGGGCAGGGGCAATCTGCTCTTCAAGACCTCCTAAATCAGGGGCTCCCTTCTCAATACGCGGTGGGCGACAACGCACTAATGGACTTCCTAAAGACGGACCCCGCGGACGTTTCGGCCCAATACGATCCGTTTAAGACACAGGTTGAGCGCCAGATTGCGGAATCAAACCGCGCCCTTAAACGGAATGCCGGTTTCGCTGGGAACCTCTACTCTACCGACACGATAAGGGGTCTGGGAGACATCCAGGCGCGGGGCAATGAGACGTTGACCTCTCAGTTGGCCAGCCTTACGGATTCGGCCTTAAATCGACGTTTACAGGCCATTCCGTTGGCATACCAGAGCGCGGCCGGACAACAGGAGGCGAAGCTGAACCAGATCAACGCCTCACAGCAATACGGCTCCCTCACCCGCCAGCTTAACGATGCTTCGATCAAAGCGCGAGACGCGGAACTCTTGAGGCGTCGGCAGGAACTTCAATTGCCGATTGAAGCGGCTAAGACGGTGGCCGGACAGACGGCTAATTATGGCGTCCCTTCGGTCCAGACAAGCCCTTATAGCGACCTCCTTGGATTGGTTGGTCAAATTGGTGGGAGTTACTTAAACTCAAAATTTAACCAACAGGCCCCACAATCTACCGTCCAATACGGGTATAATCCTTATGCGAACGGCCAATTGCCGACAAGCAATTTAGGGATTGGGAGATAACGCCATGGCATCAGTCCAAGAGCTACTTTTAGCGGCACAGGCCCAGAAGAGCCCGTTTATCTCTCTGATGGAAGGCGTTGCTACCGGCTATCGTGATTCCCAATTGAAGGCGTTGGACGATCAGAAGAAATTGCAGGACATCGCCCAACAAAAACAGCAGATGCAGTTCACGAAGATGGTTCAGGATGCGTACGAGAAAACCTTAAAAGGCGAATTGGCAAATGCCAGCGCGCCCGTTGAAGGATCGTTCCCTCAGCAGAAACTTGACCAGGTGATAAACCTCGGTTCGCGGGGAGCCAACATAAAAATATCCACTCCACAGCAGTATGGCCCCAGGAGAACGCCTTCGTTACAGAGAACGCAATACCAGGACAAGAATGGTCGGCGGCGGATCGGATCTTTTGACCCGATGAGTGGTCAAATGATTCAATCGGAAAATGATGCGTTTGCCCCAATGCCAGCAACGAAAACGTCATCGGCGGGAACTGGTTCACCTTCCAGAATGGCGACGGTCAACAAAAACGCTCTAGCCCAGGCGACACATTGGTATACAAATGCTCACCCAGAAAAGGCCGTGGTTGACCCTTTCAGTGGGAAGGTGGTAGATAACAAGCTGTCTGAAGAAGACTCGAAGTCTGACGAGTTCCAGCAGTATTTCAGAACGGCTCTTGAACAATTATCCAGCGGCCCGAACACTGGTGGTGGTCAACCGCAACGCCAGCCTTCCGCGAACACGCCCGCCCCACAATCTCAAGTAAGAGATCAGGAGGTGGAGCGCATCACAAAGGACGGGAAGAGGGCTATTTTTAACGCTCGGACTAAGCAGTTCATCAGGTGGAAATAGTGGCCATTCCTTCTTGGAATGACACGACTACGACGGCAGAGGCTCCCCCGGCCTGGGATGATACGCTATCCTCTGGCGGTGATGCCCCTCCGGCACCCACCAAGGCTTACCCGCTAATCTCCGCTACCAATAAGCCAGTCCATCCCATATCAAAGACGGCCTATATCGAGGCGTTGACTTCGTATTTGGCTGGAAATAGGGAGATGGCACACGCAAAAGCAAAGGTCGCATACGCGGCCGACAACAACAATGTTGAAGCGCGAAACATGATTGAGCGGATACAGCGAAATCCTTCGGCCGGGACGGTGACATTTGGAGGCCAAAATACCCCTCCTCCCGTTCAACAGAAAACAGGGTTGGGCGATGCGGTCAAAGAGCTTGGCGGTATAGCGAAGGAAGTTTATACAGCCGTTGACACCTCTGCCCCTGTCCGAACGATTGGGGCTGGGTCGGCCCGCGTGATGGCGCAGGCGGCGAGAATCCCAAACTTAGCGTCTAACCTTTTTTCTCTCCCGTACAACGCGGCCGCTCAAATGGCTGGCCGTGGAGACCTTGCGATCAAGTCCCCGCGATCGTTCGAGAAAGAGGCGGCATGGTGGGACGAAAAAGCTAACCAACTAAGCGAAGGTGTCCAGCGGTGGGGATCGAAAGGCGAAACATTAGCGGACGTATTGAAACGAAAAAAGTCTGGGGAGATAGCTCAATACATCGCCTACAAGGTATTAGAAGAAGCCCCGCAACAGGCAATCGTCATAGGTTCGACTTTGGCCGGAATGCCTACGGCGTCCCTTGCCTACATGGGCATTTCATCGGCCGCACAGGCGCAATCAGAAGGAGAAGGTTCTTCGGCAAGCCCAGCGGCGGTGACAGCAAACGCCGTAATTAACGGAACATTGGAAGCGGCACTAGAGCAGACGCCGGCTCTGCTGGGCAAGTGGAGCAAAGCCCTTGAATCTAGTTTTGGCAAACAAGGGAAAATGCAGATCCTTAAAAATGTCGCCAAAACAATAGGTGCTTCAATCATCCAGGAGGGTCCAGTAGAAGAAGGGTCAACCGAATTTTTGCAGTCTTTGGCGGCTAAATTTACGGGCGTCAACCCGAACGCCATGACTGGAGTTGGAAACCGAATGTTAGAGGCGTCCGTCATTGGTGGCGCAATGGGCGCGGGAATGACCGCCCCGACGGCTATCGGCGCGGGATATTATCAGAACGGCCAGAATGTTGCTCCCCTTGACATAAATCAAGGATCGGAGTATCTTGCTAGGTATGGAACCCATCCTCTCGGTGGCGGTGGACCTTCTGGGCCTAGCGGCCCTTCTGCTCCCATCGCTCCTCCTGTTCCTGTCCCCGGCAATACTCTTGACGTTGTTCCTCCTGGCAGTTTCCAGCAAGAACAGCCAGTCGCCTCAATCCCTACGCCTCCCGTTCAAAGCATGGTTCCTCAGGAACCTACAGGAAACGAAACTCCTCCACCTCCTCCGCCTGCGCCTGGACAATCAGTCGGTCATAGGCTTGCCCAAGGTTCTCTTTAGGGGCCGCGAACAGGTCGCCCTGCTCTTTAGCCGTATATTTCGACTTGGATTCAAAGAACGACGGTTCCGTACCGG